CGTGCCGGACACCGGCAGCACGGCGATGCCGTTCATGACCTGATAACTGCGGGCCTGTCGTGGTCCGTCATCATCACCGGATAATGCCAGCGTCGCGAGTGCCTCCTGGGCAGTCAGGCTGTCGCCGGACACCGCATCCGTCAGGCGGCTGATCCCAAGCTGGCCTGCAAGCGCACAAAAGAAAACCCGCGCATAGGCGGGTTCAAGCATCAGCGGCTCATTAAAGGCCATGCTGGCAATATGCGGGAGATTACGCAGCTCTGCTGTCACTCTTCTCCTCCTCTGTTGATTGTCGCAGCCCGGATTCAAATGCTGCAGCCGCCCAGGCGGGCGGTTTAAGACCGGCTGCACGGCGCTCCATCGTTTCACGGACCTGCTGGACAAAAATTTCCTGATAGTCGTCACCGCGTTTTGCGCACTCTTTCTCGTAGGTACTCAGTCCGGCTTCTATCAGCATCACCGCTTCCTGAACTTCTTTCAGACCATCGATGGCCATACGACCGGAGCCTATCCAGTCGCAGTTCCCCCAGGCACTGCGGGCTTCCTGAAAACTGAAGCGCGCTTTTGAAGGTAACGTCACCACGCGGCGAACGATGGCCTCTTCCAGCCAGCACAGAAACATCTGGCTCGCCTGACGGGATGCGACGAATTTTCGCCGCCCCATAAAGTACGCCCACGACTCGTTCGCACTGGCCCGTGCCGTGGAGTAGCTCATCTGGGCGTAATTCCGGGAAAGCTGCTCATACGAGACACCCAGCCCGGCAGCGATATACCGCAGCAGTGACTGCTCAAACACGGAGTAGCCGTTATCCGTATCCTGAGCCGTCTGCAGGTTCAGTGAGTCACCCGGCATCAGGTGCGGTACTTTTGCGCCTCCCAGCCGGACCGGCGCTGCGGCGTAATACGCGGCAATTTCACCAATCCAGCCGGTCAGCCTTTCCCGCTGCTCCTGACTGTTCGCGCCCAGAATAAAATCCATCGCTGACTGCGTATCCAGCTCACTCTCAATGGTGGCGGCATACATCGCCTTCACAATGGCGCTCTGCAGCTGCGTGTTCTGCAGCGTGTCGAGCATCTTCATCTGCTCCATCACGCTGTAAAACACATTTGCACCGCGAGTCTGCCCGTCCTCCACGGGTTCAAAAACGTGAATGAACGAGGCGCGCCCGCCGGGTAACTCACGGGGTATCCATGTCCATTTCTGCGGCATCCAGCCAGGATACCCGTCCTCGCTGACGTAATATCCCAGCGCCGCACCGCTGTCATTAATCTGCACACCGGCACGGCAGTTCCGGCTGTCGCCGGTATTGTTCGGGTTGCTGATGCGCTTCGGGCTGACCATCCGGAACTGTGTCCGGAAAAGCCGCGACGAACTGGTATCCCAGGTGGCCTGAACGAACAGTTCACCGTTAAAGGCGTGCATGGCCACACCTTCCCGAATCATCATGGTAAACGTGCGTTTTCGCTCAACGTCAATGCAGCAGCAGTCATCCTCGGCAAACTCTTTCCATGCCGCTTCAACCTCGCGGGAAAAGGCACGGGCTTCTTCCTCCCCGATGCCCAGATAGCGCCAGCTTGGGCGATGACTGAGCCGGAAAAAAGACCCGACGATATGATCCTGATGCAGCTGGATGGCGTTGGCGGCATAGCCGTTATTGCGTACCAGATCGTCTGCGCGGGCATTGCCACGGGTAAAGTTGGGCAACAGGGCTGCATCCACACTTTCACTCGGTGGGTTCCACGACCGCAACTGCCCTCCAAATCCGCTGCCACCGCCGTGATAACCGGCATATTCGCGCAGCGATGTCATGCCGTCCGGCCCCAGAAGGGTGGGAATGGTGGGCGTTTTCATACATAAAATCCTGCAGGTCCCCTGCGTCGCTGTGTCATGCCGGTCTGCACTTCCAGCTCTGCAATATATTTTTTCAGGTCAGACACGGAAGTGGCCGTAAACTCCACCCTTCGTCCGTCTTTCTGTACTGTTGCCACCCGTTTACCTGTCATCAGGTCATGCAGTGCCGCACGGGCAGCGGCAAGTTCTTCCTGTCGCGTCATTCATCCTCTCCGGATAAGGCACGGGCGTAATCTGCCAGTGTTTTCTTGTTGGTTGCTGCACCATCCTCTTCCTGCAGGCTCGCCAGCAGCGCACTGAGATCCAGCTGCCAGCGGGAAATACTGATGCGCAGCGCCGCCAGCGCATAAACGAAGCAGTCGAGTGCCTCATTGCGTCGCTTTTTGCTGTCCCACAGTATTTTTTTCCTGCCATCCACCCATTTTTCGACCTGCTCTTCAGCCGTCAGCTGCTGCGCTTCGGTCAGATCAAAAATATCCGGGTTATTCGGGAAGTGAACGGCACCGGGAAGCGGTTCATCCCCTTCCGGCGTCAGTGTGAAGCGGTTATAAATCTGCTCTTTCGCGGTATCCGTACCGATTTCGGTAAGGTAAACCCCGTTTTTGTTTCGCTTACGTGGCATGCTGGCCACCGGCTTTCCGTAGACGGATGCCCCTTTAATGGGGATCACCCGGAACAGCCCATGTTTTTTCGAGCGTTCATACACAATGGTCGGGTCAATCCCGCCAGTATCCCAGCAGATACGGGATATCGACATTTCTGCACCATTCCGGCGGGTATAGGTTTTATTGATGGCCTCATCCACACGCAGCAGCGTCTGTTCATCGTCGTGGCGGCCCATAATAATCTGCCGGTCAATCAGCCAGCTTTCCTCACCCGGCCCCCATCCCCATACGCGCATTTCGTAGCGGTCCAGCTGGGAGTCGATACCGGCGGTCAGGTAAGCCACACGGTCAGGAACGGGCGCTGAATAATGCTCTTTCCGCTCTGCCATCACTTCAGCATCCGGACGTTCGCCAATTTTCGCCTCCCACGTCTCACCGAGCGTGGTGTTTACGAAGGTTTTACGTTTTCCCGTATCCCCTTTCGTTTTCATCCAGTCTTTGACAATCTGCACCCAGGTGGTGAACGGGCTGTACGCTGTCCAGATGTGAAAGGTCACACTGTCAGGTGGCTCAATCTCTTCACCGGATGACGAAAACCAGAGAATGCCATCACGGGTCCAGATCCCGGTCTTTTCGCAGATATAACGGGCATCAGTAAAGTCCAGCTCCTGCTGGCGGATGACGCAGGCATTATGCTCGCAGAGATAAAACACGCTGGAGGGGTCATCCGGCGTCCATTTGAGGCCAAACGGCGTCTCTTTGTCGCCAAATTTAAGATACTGCTCCTCCCCGCAATGCGGGCAGGCAACATGAAAACGCATAAAATGCGGGGATTCACTGGCTGCACGCTCAATCTGACAGGTGCCTCTCACTTTTGGCGTGGAGCCACGGATGGACTTTGGCCAGACCGAGCCTTCAATACGCTTGTCACCCAGGAACGTCGGAGAGCCTTCCTGTTCAATATCATCATCAAAAGCAGCAAGTTCATCATAACCCGCCACATCCACCGACTTTTCACGGTAGTTTTTTGCCGCTTTACCGCCCAGGCACCAGAAGCCACGCCCATTAGTGAAACGCTTCATGGTGAGCGTGTTATCCCGGTGCTTTTTGCCATACCACGGGGCCAGCGCCAGCAGCGACGGAATATCACGAATAGTCGGCTCAACGTGGGTTTTCATAAAGTTCTCGGCATCACCATCCGTCGGCAACCAGATAAGGGTGTTGCGCTGCTTATGCTCTATAAAGTAGGCATAAACACCCAGCAGCATTTTGGAATAACCGACACGGGCAGACTTCACCACATTCACCTCACGGATGTAGTCGCTGCCCATCGCATTCATGATGGCCCGCTGAAAGGGCAGTGTTTCCCAGCGCCCTTCCTGGTATGCGGATTCTTTCGGGAGATAGTAATTAGCATCCGCCCATTCAACGGCGGTCTGTGGCTCCGGCCTGAACAGTGAGCGAAGCCCGGCGCGGACAAAATGCCGCAGCCTGTTAACCTGACTGTTCGATATATTCACTCAGCAACCCCGGTATCAGTTCATCCAGCGCGGCTGCTTTGTTCATGGCTTTGATGATATCCCGTTTCAGGAAATCAACATGTCGGTTTTCCAGTTCCGGAAAACGCCGCTGCACCGACAGGGGGAGCCCGTCGAGAATACTGGCAATTTCACCTGCGATCCGCGACAACACGAAAGTACAGAATGCGGTTTCCACCACTTCAGCGGAGTCTCTGGCATTCTTCAGTTCCTGTGCGTCGGCCTGCGCACGCGTAAGTCGATGGCGTTCGTACTCAATAGTTCCTGGCTGGAGATCTGCCTCGCTGGCCTGCCGCAGTTCTTCAACCTCCCGGCGCAGCTTTTCGTTCTCAATTTCAGCATCCCTTTCGGCATACCATTTTATGACGGCGGCAGAGTCATAAAGCACCTCATTACCCTTGCCACCGCCTCGCAGAACGGGCATTCCCTGTTCCTGCCAGTTCTGAATGGTACGGATACTCGCACCGAAAATGTCAGCCAGCTGCTTTTTGTTGACTTCCATTGTTCATTCCACGGCCAAAAACAGAGAAAGGAAACGACAAAGGCCCAAAAGTTCGTTTTCAGCACCTGTCGTTTCCTTTCTTTTCAGGGGGTATTTTAAATAAAAACATTAAGTTACGACGAAGAAGAACGGAAACGCCTTAAACCGGAAAATTTTCATAAATAGCGAAAACCCGCGAGGTCGCCGCCCCGTAGCCTGCCGGATCGCCGGAAAGGACCCAACAAATGATAATAATTATCATTTATATAAATACCATCACACATCCCACGTACACCATAAAACCACGACAAATAATCAATTTTGTCCAAGTCATGCATTAATTGATCTGTGTCAACTTAACGTAAAGACATCTTAAGACAATACAAATCAGCAGCACTGAACACGGAAAAACACAATGTCATCAAAAAATAAAGCTTCCCAAACCAGATGATTAATCAAATCCATATTGCCCTTGAACGTAAGGGATCGGGTAATTTTTCGGCATGGGTTATTGAAGCCTGCAGGAGAAGGCTGGCAACAGATGCAAAGCACCTGCGCCCGGCCAGCATGAAAAATAACGAGAAATGAACGTTCGGTTACAGGAACCGGTAGCTACTGTCTTCTAACAATATTTCATCTTCATATCCGGCGAAACAAGACTTTACCCTGCAGGGATGTACTGAATAGCAACAGAGTGATAATTAACTTCTGATAAAATAATCAGGGTGCTGAAGGACTAAAGATAAATGTTTTCTTCACGCCTTTACGCGGCTTGTCCTTCTCAAATCGCCATTTTGCCATCGCCTTTACAACCTGCTCATCAAACAGATGGTGCGGCTCTGAACGGATAAACTCAATTCGGGTGACAGTACCATCAGCACCAATATCAAACTTCACATCAACCCGTCCCTTTATATAATTTGCCGCGGCATAGGCCGGATATTGTGGTAATGCCTTAACCAACTGTCGAGGCATATCTGTTTTATGTTGCGTACAGCCCATAACCAAAGAAGACAACAAAATAATTAACGGAAGATTTCTTTTCATTTTTATTCCCGGCATAGATAAGAATAAGTCTTATTCTAACAATGCAGCCCTGTCGGTCATCAATCCTCTGCTTAATGGCAATGACAATTATCCGACTTAAATCACAAATCAGACACATGACATAACAGAGTTTGCGAGGTAACACATCGTCCGGTTTCTTCCACCATCGCACCGGACCAGCGACCATGAGGGGACAACGCCGCGCTCCGTTTACGCGGTAAACCCCGGTGTGTATCGTTTTTGATTATCCCCGCACACTCTCGCAGAGGAGTCTCCCTGTCGGGCTGCGGTCTCTGTTAATGCAGGAATACGGCGACAATACCGCGCATGGATAATAAGGTCGCTCAACACACTGGCTGTAATTCAGCGGATACCATTCGGCATTTATCAGTATTCATCACACACTCAACGGTGAATTCTTCATGCGTGGCATTCACTTCATATGTTCGTGAATAACATTCAGTGCATTTACCTCTGAACACCTCTTCAATCACTCTTCCAGGAAGAACCCTTTTCGTTTCTCAGCGCCTGAGCGCTTTGTACTACCTTGCTGATACGGGCGTTTTTTTAAATTGCGCCCTTAAGACAGTGATCTACTTAACCAATGGATCTCTCCTGTTGGAAAAGACCCTATTCCTGCCCCAACACCCAATCCCCCCTTACCCCCCTTACCCTCTTCCCCATAAAAACGTACTACTTCCCTAGTACACATGAGGAGTTGGGTCAGTTGGTTGCCAACCTGAACAGGCACCTTTAAGCCTGCTTCTGTTCGGGTACCTTTAAACCCGAAACAGTGAGGAGCGCGATTGCGATCCAGCCAGGGGAGGTTCGGCTGTATACCCCTGTAAAGCTCTGCCCTGATTTCTTACAAACAGGCGGAGCCTTGTGTTTGCTTCGTGCCTTGCTCTGTTCTCCTTGCGGAATGAAACAGGCTCAGCGTCAAAAGTGATTTCGTATACCTCCGCATATTTCAGGGCAACCTTCCGTCTCAGTGACGGAGGCAGCCCCTGTAACTGCTGCTGAATCCACTCTTCGTCTGCCTGGCAGTACCTAGATGGCATCTCTGTCTGAACGTAATTCTGGGACATACAAGCCCTTCACCTCCCCCGTGCGCGCTAAGCTTGGATGTGGAAAAAGCTCTGGTAGGTCTGGCCGAAATTCATACGCTTGGATCTTTCCGTCGACAGCTGCAACCAATAACGGCACAAATTCTGGTGAAATCTTGTTCTTGCAGTTCAACCAATCGCAGACTGTTGACTGGGCCTTTCCGCATCGCTTGGCTAAGGCTTGCTGACTTCCAAGAATCTCAATAGCTTTCTCTATGGCTTTATGTTTCATAATCGCATCTCCTATTGAACGCATAATAACAACAGGAAAAGCGATATTCAACGTTAAACATAGAATATTTATCGGAAAGCCGATAAACTAGCCAAGATAGAGAGGGGAGGAAAATCGCAATGACATTTTCAGAACGACTTGATTTAGCTATGCGCAACGCAAAATTTACGCAAGGTAGGCTGGCCAAAGAAGTGGGTATGGCTCAGTCCAGTGTTAATCAACTACTTAACAAAGCCAACGGTTCCAGAAAAACAGTCGAAATAGCAAAAGTTTTGGGCGTTAACCCGGAATGGCTCGCATCGGGTGTTGGCCCAATGGAAATCGTGACCTCTGCAGACTCACACCAAATACGTAACATTTCTGAAGATTGGGTTACTGATTCGTATGTCGTGGATGTTTTAGACATCAGATATAGTTGCGGACCTGGTAGTTATAACTCTGATTTTCCTGATATTGTCAGATCTATAGCGATAGAACCAGGATACGCATCAAGAGTTTTTGGCGGCAGACCAGCATCAGCAATCAAAGCAATAAACGCCCACGGCGACAGTATGAAAGGCACAATAGACCCTGAAGACTTGGTATTTGTAGATGTATCAGTTCGCACATTTAATGGTGATGGTATATACGCCTTTACATACTCTGGAACATCGCACATCAAAAGACTTCAAAAAATCAAAGATACTCTAACGGTGATATCTGACAACCCAGCTTACAAGGATTGGGCTATCGAACCGGAAGACTTCGAACAACTTCACATTGACGGAAAAGTAATTGTCAGTTGGCCTATGACACTACACCGTTTTGCATAAGCAAAAATCATTTAACCCGCCCACTCTTAAGTGGGCTTTTTTTTGGGAAAAAATCGATAAACCGATTGACAGGTGAAATCGGTAAACCTATTATCTTGACATAGGTATCGAACTCACCAAAGCAATTATAGAGGATGAGAAAAATGTCATCGTATATGGGATTACCAACAAATCAGCACGATGCTCTTGAGAATATTCAGCTCTTAGTAGGGACTGGTGCACTACTGTATAGCAGCAATAACCCTGAGTTAATTGAACTTGCCAGCTCCATCCTGGCTGTAACTCAAAAATATAGCCTCACCGCGTCACGTTTATGCAAACAAAATTTAGCTATTAATTCCCAGAATCGGATTCGCACCCAACGCGAAACCTGCGGCTTAACAACCGCCGAACTCGCTAGGCTGCTCGATCTCGATGAAGAAATTATCATCCAGTGGGAGAGCGGAGAGTACGAACCAACCATCAGCATGCTTATCCCTCTGGCTAATGTTCTTGGCTGTGATCCAATGTTGTTATTGACTGATGCTTATAAACAAAATCAGGAGGAAGCATAAGATGAAAATGTTCAAAGGCCTTACCAACGAACCGGAGACAACTTTTCATCACATTGCCGTACTGCTTGAAGCGGGGTTAATCATTTCGGCTTCCGGTGATGAAGAATGTGATGAACTTTCGGATGATATCTTTTTACTGGCACAACAATACGCCAGAAGCGCATGCGATGCATTTAAGGAGCAAAGAACATGAAAACTCCATTAAATATTCTTGAGGAAGTGGCAGCACAAATAAAAGAGAATACATCAATGCTTGAATTTATATTTAAGAATTCGCCCGACTCAGGAGAGACAGACGATTATTTATGTTGCCTCATTCGCTCCATGAATAAAACCTGTGAAATGGCTTACGCGTATATCGACACACTGCGCAACGAATAAAGAAAACTCAATAAACAATCACCCATAAAAACATAACGGTCTCTGGTCGGGAATTTCCACAACCTGAAAATGGTGGTGATGCATGAAAAACAGAAGTGCTTATAAAACCGCATTATTAATGGCTAATGCAGGATACTGGTCAGTTGCAATACTGTTTCTCAGGAAAGCATACGGGAAATAACAAATGACACATGAACCCATTAATACATATCGTCGCCGTATAGCTGTTGCGGCACTCCATCGAATAAAACGTAAAACAGGTGGTAATCTGCTTATTGTTGACCTTCCTGATGGGAACATTACGACCATAGAAATAACTGAACAGTTTATAAACCAGTTGCTGTTACGCTTCGAAGGTATTACCCGTGGTGAATTGGGCCGGGTGGAGGGTGAAACCGAAATCCACACTGCATACCAGAATGCTATCGGGATTAATCAACATACTGAATACCTGACTGAAACCGGAAAGTTAATTATAGACAACCTTTTTCAAGAGATTATTGATTACGCGAAAGAAAAATATATCAGCGGAGGAATTAACTGATGGCTAATTTATCCCCTGTATCTGTTGTGCACGAAAAAGTGCAGATCGTTATGACAATTGAAAATGGCCAAGTCACAGGTGTCTGCAAAGTCCGCGATGGCGAGCTGATTGCCAGCATGGATACATTCATACGGCTGGCAGAAAGAGCGGGGTATCAGATAACAGCACCTGCTCAGGAGGAAACCGGTGGCATTAACAGCAACACGCATTCCTGAGCGGATCCACCGGCAGGCATTGCAGGTCCTGTTGTTGTACCGATGCCGACGGATATTTCCGCATCGGATACAGCGCACCGGATATCTCAGTCTGAAGGTTAACCGTCGCTGGCGGCTGTTATCGAAAGACGACGGCCGGAACTGGGAAGTAATGAGTCATGAACGTTATTCGGGAGAAATAAAGAAATGATCGACAACCGCACCGCCAGCACCATTGACCAGGCATTACAGAAACATGATACACCCGTCGGCCCGTTATTTTTTGTAACACGCCACGGAAGAACAAAAAAATGCCTCACCCGAAAAACGGCAATTCGTTACCTGGCATTCTTTATGACCACCCGCGCTTTTGAACGTTCAGGATTCCGACAACGCTATCCTGACAAGCGTTTTATCTTCAACAGGAATGAGATATGGAAACGTGGAGAATCAACCACAGAGTATACCCGCGCACACCAGCGAACAATCAGACGACTGCGCAGACTCATCGCCAGGAAACAGTATACAGAAAAATGGTTCAGAAAATATGACACATGGAGCGCCGGATATTACGAACTGATGGCAACAAAACCATTCTGACGTAAACGAAATTAACCATGACGCAATTAAATAAGGCAAGCCGAATACATCAGGAGGACCATGAACATTTATTTCAGAATAGTTATATCACTGGCAATTATCACATGTATTTACGGATTAATCGTTCCGGCCCTCATATCAATGAAGGATACGGTAGCAGTGATTTCTGGCTTTGCTCTGGCGTGTCTGACCCCGCCCTGCATTTATGCCATTTATAAGGGTCTTTCTTTTTCTAAGGATAAAAGATGAAAAAATTACTTTTTGCTTTAGCCCTTGTTCTGCCGACCATTGGCCTTGTCGGTTGCGATCGCGTTGAGCCTGGTAATGTGGGCATCAAAGTAAACAAACTGGGCGACGATAAAGGCGTCGGTGAAGTGGTCGGTGTTGGGCGCTACTGGACGGGATGGAACACTGAGGTTTACATCTTCCCGACCTTTAAGCAGATGAAGACCTACGATGATCCATTCAGTTTCCAGATGAGTGACGGTACAACCATCGGCTATCACATCGGCGTGGCCTACAAAGTTGATCCATCCAAAGTTACCACAGTCTTTCAGACCTACCGCAAAGGCGTGGACGACATTACCGACACCGACCTGCGCCAGAAGATAGCCGACGCACTCAACCGACTGGCCAGCAAAATGACCACCGACAAATTTATCGACGGCGGCAAGTCTGAGCTGCTGGATGCAGCTCTTAAAGACATTCAGGAAGAAATGACGCCCATCGGTATTCAGGTAATGAGCCTCTCATATGTGGGTAAGCCGGAGTACCCACCTACTGTTATCGACAGCATTAATGCCAAAGTCACGGCGAACCAGAAAACCCTGCAACGCGAGCAGGAAGTAAAACAGCGCGAAGCGGAAGCCAACATGTTGCGCGCGGAAGCTGCCGGACAGGCAGATGCGATTCGCACAAAAGCCCAGGCCGAAGCCGATGCTATTCGTTTACGCGGTGAAGCTCTGCGCCAGAACCCCGGTGTTATGGAGCTGGAAGCCATCAACAAGTGGAACGGTACACTGCCGCAATACATGACCAGCGGTGCCAACACACCATTTATTCAGGTTAAGTAATACATATGCCCGGTATTACACGCCGGGCTGTCTGGAGATAAAAATGAATATTGTAACCATCAACAACAAACAGTTTCCGGTAATCGAATATCGCGGTCAGCGTGTTGTGACATTTGCAATAATTGATGACGTCCACCAGCGCCCGGAAGGTACCGCCCGTGCTGCGTTTAACCGCAACCGTTCTCACTTTATCGAAGGGGTGGATTTTCTTGAAATGACTGCGGACGTAATACGTACGGAGTCACTTTCTGATGCCTTTGCCGCGCGAACTGCCAAAGGGATCATTCTTTTCGAGTCTGGTTACCTGATGTTGACGAAGCCTTTTAACGATGCTCTTGCATGGCAGGTTCAGCGCGAACTGGTTAACAGCTATTTCCGAACTCACGCGCCGCTGACGGAAATGGAGATGATCGCTGCAATGGCCGCCGATGCCGTTCGCCAGCAGAAGCGCCTGAGTCATGTTGAAGAGAAGATCGAAACGGTCACCAAAGCTGTGGAGAACATCAAACGCGGCACAATGCGCACCGGATATGTCGGTTACCGCCAGGTGGTAGCCAAAAGCGGAATGAGTGACGCCAAGTGTCGGAATCTGGTCAACGCCTACCACATCCCTACCGACACGCACGAATTTATGACTCCGGACGGTCTGTTGTCTCGCAGGGCTGTCGTCGAGCTTGAGACATTTATGGCGGCGTTCCACCAAATGATGTCAGAGGCTGAACCACGCGGCACACGCTGGTATCACCCGAAGATGGGGCTTTTTCAGGTAATCGGATGGGAGGATAAAGCATGATCATCCAGTCAAAACTTATTCGCGCCGCTCTGGTGTGCGCTGCTAAAAACGACGTTCGTTATTACCTGAACGGTCTTCACATCACGCCAAAACATATTGAGGCAACCAATGGTTTCGTAGCACTGCGCATGACTCACGGCATCCGGACGAAGAAAAACATCATTGTCCAGTTCGAAGGTGGCGTCCCGGCCAAAGCCGAAACGACAGAGCTGATTTTTAGTAAAGAGCCGATCCTGTTCATCGCGACCAGTTTCAGCGCCGGCTGTCCATTACCGGCATTAAATTGGTGGACGGTTGTTTTCCGGATTTGGAACGCATCATTCCGAAAAAATTTGACCTCTGTACACACCCGGTGATCCAGGCGGGTTACCTGAGTTATCCAGAGAAGATGTTTGGTCGTGAGCGTAAATTTATTCCCGTCCAGTTACGTTCCTCCGGTGACGGGCAAGCGGTCAGAATTCAGTTTGATTCCATCATCAACTCAATGTATGGCAATCCTGAATTTGTTGTGATGCCTTGTCGTGATCATGGCGATTTCAATGTGGCTCAGGAGCATCCGGAATGAAAATCGAATACCAGGACGCCGCAGGAGGTGAATCAATGAGCTGGCCTGATGCAATCGTAACTCTGGGGGTGGTATTCGCAGTAGCGTTTGTTGTGTTCTCAATTTGTCGATGGGGATAACCACATGTTCGCTTTGATTCAACGCGGTCAGATATACACGGACAGAGCCGGATACCCCGTGGTGATTACTCGCATCACTGAGCACTCAGTGTTCTTTCGACGGATGGACGGACGATCCGGGCGGGTACGCATTGGTGAGTTAAACTGCCTGTTCGAACATATTGACCACCAGGAGTACCGCAAAATTCTCGCGGACACTGAGCAGGAAAAGCACCTGAAAAAATTACGAGCCATAAAAAGGAAGTAAAGAATGAATAAAGCATTTGAACAATGGGTCCACCAGCGTTACGGCAATCGCTATAACCTGACGCGAGATGTTGACGGCTTCTACTGTCGTGAAGTTGTGAAGCGAATGTTTGACGTGTGGTGCCACTGCCGTGGGCTGAGTGTTATGTGAGGTGATGTATGGGGCTGGATTGCGTGCCTATATCAACCTACTGCCGCGACGCGGGAGAAACGGTTGATGCCGTTAACAAACGGATACAAAGAGGAATATGGAAAGAAGGGGTTCATGTATTAAAAGTCGACGGAGTTAAAGAACGCTGGGTCGACTTAATAGAGGTTTCAAAATGGGCAAGAAAGAACAAGGATTATTATCTCTGCCAAGAGGAGTAACTATTCGTAAGCATAAAACTGCTTCAACACTAGTTATCACTTTCACATATAAAGGGGTTCTTTGCAGGGAGCCCCTGTCTCGGCTTGAGGCAAATACACGTGGTATTAAATATGCTGAGCGCCTGCTAGGGGAGATACAAAATCAGATCGCCAGCGGAACGTTTGAATATGCGAAATATTTCCCCAGTTCCAAAAAACTGGAGTTATTCGGTGTAGTAAAGAAAACCAAAAATATTAAGTCCTATCTTGATGAATACCTGAAAATTTGCATGAACCGCAATCTGTCGCCGTCAACCATTGGCGGTTACGAAAAATGTCTATCAGCACTATCAGAACTACATAAACTACATGTAACAGAATTGACGCCTGCGGTACTAAAAAATTGGATAGCCAGCCGAAAAACTAAGCTGAAAACAATCAGGAATAACCTGTCATTTCTGCGCAGCGCCATTGATGAGGCTGTAACTGATGGCCTGTTGACTATTAACCCGGTAACTCTTGTCAGCGCCAGCCGGTATCACGTGGTCGACAGTAAACCGAACGCCGACGATTACGAAGTTGATCCGTTTGCGCCTGCGGAAACCAGTGCCATATATCAGCACTGCAAGTATCAGGAATGGCAGAATCTGTTCCGCTTCGCCTTCAATACAGGGCTACGCAGCTCTGAGCTATGCGCATTACGTTGGACCGATATCGACTTTATAGGTAATACAGCGCACATACAGGCGGCCAGTGTCGTAGGGGTACTTAAAGGCACCAAGACAAAAGCCGGTACCCGTAAGGTGGAGCTGAACAGTGAGGCGCTGGCGGCCCTGCAGGCGCAGAAGCAATACACCTTTATGAAAAGTGAGTTCATATTCAGCGATCCGAAAACGGGAGATCCCTGGACGAACGCCGACGCTATCCGTAAAAAAGCATGGGTGCCGACCCTGAAAAAAGCTGGTGTGCGCTACCGTAACCCGTACCAGACGCGCCACACATTCGCCACCAGACACATTAGCCAGGGTGTAAACCTTTTCTGGCTTGCCGGGCAGATGGGGCATAAGGGGCCGGAAATGCTGTTCCGCAATTACGGTAAATACCTGGCTGAATACGACGGGAAAACCGCAATGGAATCTGGAATGAAGAAGTGATTTGAAGAAAAAACCCGGCAAATGCCGGGTCTTTTTGATGGTTATTCTGTCGCGCCACCTATCGAAACATAATCATGAAATTGATCGTCAATGAGTCGGTCCTTACAGATAACATGTACAATGTGACGACAACAGTTTTCATCATCATACGCACGACCCCAGCGAACAATCTCATCTACAGACAGATCATTCGCACTCCATGGCAAAGTACCTGAAACGCCACGCGCACCTGGACCAAGTATGTCCATAAATTTCTTCGTGCGTGAATTGTAGATCCGTACCTCGGCAATTCGAATGATGCTACTAGCCCAAAGAGCACCACCGGCAATACTTTGAATGTTATCGCAGATGAGAAACTCATGCTTTCGCGCAAGCATTTTATAGATCTCACGCGCCAAACCTGCTGATTGGAAATCCTGTGCGATAACAGCGCTTTTCACTTGCTTTCCGGTCATCATCTGACCGTTCTCTTCGATAAAATTAAAGTCGTTGAACTGTATACGACCTATTCTTATCGTTTTGTTATCGTCTACCATATCAAGACCCAAGAGGGTATTGACCAGATCCTGCATTGGAACCTTCGAATCAAGAAGGTCACTGCCATAGTCTAAAAAAAAGTCGTCGGTGGAACATCCCAGTTGATACACATCCAAGTAGTACTGAAACTCACCAGAACTGACAATGTACTCATCAGCCCTCAGTAAGCCAGCCTCGGCAGTGAAAAAATAGAATGACTCAATAAGACGTTTTTCGCCAAATGGCGTAATGTTCAAGTCCTTGTTATATGAAGGTATTAACGCAGGAGCCATTCAGCAACCTTTTAATGGTAGTTAATTTCCCTGTAGTTCTTCTGCATGTATAGAGCAATTGCCGCTTCAATTTTCTTCAGCAGATTACTGCTTACATACTGAGGATACTGATCTGCTGGCTTCACAACATAGCGCAATTTTTCTTTGTTCATGGCGATCTCAGCGAACGGGATCACGTCACCGTCACGAACCTCATTGTTCAATGTCACAATAAACAGCTGACGTGCCGGGGAGACACGATCACTCAGTCTTCTCACGAAGAACTCGTTTGCTGTGTTTGAGTCAACAAAAGAACTGACGAGTTGAGTCCGACGCTCAATCGTCTGTATCGATCTTCTCGCTACTGTTCTCATGCTAGTCTCCTCAACACTTCACTGGCTGTGCAGTGAAGGTACAAAAAGCCACTGATGATAACAGCGTCATCAGTGGCCCTTGATGGTGATAACCGCAGTTACCTAAATAGTATGATATTACCTTACGGGTAATTCTTCAACGATTGCTCTGAATTGAATAGTCTTGAAGTGCTATGAACAGCACAAAACAGCGCTAATCACCGCCCCAGTGGCGCCTAAACACTTCAAAATGTTGGACAGAATCAGGACGTTAGAGGTACTACAATATGCACGTAAAATGCACGTGAGGTATTTTAAATTAGAAAAATCATTAATATTCAATTGGTTAAGAATTTTTCGGATACGGGTTCAACTCCCGCCAGCTCCACCACTTTTTAGTTGTTTGAAGTTCAATGAAGTCTACTAAGCCCACACAGCACAAGCTCTGCGGGCTTTTTTACGTCTATTGTCGTCCAGTGAGAATTGCTGAGAACTACGAGTTATGGCACCCTGAATGGGACCCACTAAGAAGGGTCCAAAAACCGAGGGTCCCAAAATGGCAAAAATCGCTAAGAAGCTCACTGACACTGAAATCAAAAGCACCAAGCCAGCCGATAAAGAAATCAACTTGTTTGACGGTGATGGTCTGATTCTACGAATCGCTCCTTTGGCGAAAGGAGGCAAGAAAAATTGGTATTTCAGGTATGCAGTACCAGTGAGCAAGAAAAGAACCAAAATGAGCCTTGGGACATATCCTCACCTTACCCTTGCAAGAGCCAGAGCCTTACGTGATGAATATCTCTCCTTTCTGGCAAATGGTGTTGATCCCCAAATCCATAACAACGATAAGGCGAAGGCATTAAAGAGTGCTACTGAGCACACTCTCCAAGCCGTAGCGCGGAAATGGTTAGATGAGAAGGTAAAGACATCAGGTATCTCACAAGACCATGCAGCAGACATCTGGCGCAGCTTAGAGAGAAATGTCTTTCCCGGTCTGGGTAATGTCCCTATCAATGAGATCCGACCTAAGCTCTTAAAACAACACCTTGATCCTATTGAGCAACGAGGCGTATTGGAAACTCTACGCCGTATCATTTCACGTCTGAATGAAATCTTCCGGTGGGCAGCTACTGAAGAACTTATTGAGTTCAACCCGGCTGACAACCTTGGTCAAAGATTCAGTAAACCAAAAAAGCAAAATATGCCTGCCCTTCCCCCAAGCGAATTGCCAAGGTTTATGGAATCTTTGACGAATGCGTCAATCCGGTTGGAAACACGTATGCTAATTGAATGGCAATTGTTGACATGGGTTCGTCCGGGTGAAGCCGTTCGCGCAAGGTGGTCTGATATTGATACAACCAACAGCATTTGGAACATTCCTGCTGATTTCATGAAAATGAAAAAGCTTCACAAAGTTCCTTTGAGTAAAGAAGCTTTGCGCATCCTTGAATTAATGAAATCAATAAGTGGGCATAGAGAATGGGTTTTCCCCAGCATAAAAGCGCCTCTTAATCATATGCATGAACAAACAGCCAACGCAGCTATCATCCGAATGGGGTTCGGAGGCGAGCTTGTAGCTCACGGTATGCGTTCTATTGCACGAACAGCGGCAGAGGAGTCTGGTAAATTCAGAGCTGAAGTTCTTGAGGCAGCGCTTGCCCACTCGAAAAAAGATGAAATTATCGCAGCATACAATCGTGCAGAATATCTGATAGAGCGACAGAGTTTGATGCAATGGTGGAGTGATTACGTTCAAGCTCAAAGATCAAATGCTCTGGTAGCCTAAGTATCAGAATAGCTAATATAATCCTGAAGGTAAAGAAAATGGAAACCCTATTCAAAGTTTTTGAAAAATTTAGTTCCAGACCACTTTTTTTATTTTTTTCGGACTCTCACTTTGTGAATTTTTTCAGAAACAATCTGTTCTGATGAATCCATCAGCAGATAACATCGCGAAATTATTCGCAGCCATGATATTAGTTGTTTTTTTTACTTGGGGATTTGAATGGCTAATCTTCAAGTTCAATGTAAACCTTGAACCTCATGATCAAGGCGATATTGGACCAACAATTGGAACGGCTACTTTAGCTGTATACTTAGTTTATGCCTTTCACTTTCTCAGTGAAAATCCTGAAGCATTAAATTTAAAGTTATTAACTAACTCTGGCTTTATATACAGCACAACTCTATTATTATTCTCATTAGAATGCATGAAGCTTAGAAGACTTAAACAAAAATAAACAACATCATTGTGATGATAAATATAAAATAGGCATGGCGAAAAAAATCACCACGCCTAAAATATAATAATTATGGTAGCATCATTGATACATAATCCACACCAATCCTTGAGCTATACTGAGACGCTATAGCCTGATATCTTTCTGCATAACCAGTTCTCAGTTGAGATTTAAGTTTGAGTCGGACAGGAACATTTTGCACGTTGCCATCCATATTACTTAAAAACACGGCAGAAATAATATTTTTTTCTTCGCCATCAACTGTTGTTCCATGATTCAACACCACCATATAATCAACAACAGGAAGCGTTTTATCCCCTTCGAAAATAGAGAGATATTTTCTTTGATTTTTATGCATTACATATATATATTTCGAATGTTCAGCAAATGGCAATGCTTTACTCTGACTGGCGTTAAAAAGCTCCAGAACTTTAATGAGCCTGTGCGGACTTAATCTTACATGGTGAGGGTCGTTACCCTGAGTAGGAACCAAATCACATGCCGCAGATACACATAAATACCATTTGTTCGACTCTGTATCAAAGAAAATAGTGCCAGTAGAAATATGACCATCTTCAAAATTCTTTGAAGACAAATTCATATTTAAAGCATGATACATTTCGTGATAAGTATCATTATTTGATGGCAGATCCATTTTTGAAGAGCAATATTGGAGCAATGCAGCAACTCCGCTGTTAGCGTATTCATTTGAATAGCTATCAAAAACACTTTTGATAAATTCATCCAGCGTATTATTATTTTTAAGTCTTTGATAAAGCTCTTCTGATAAATTACCAAATACAAAGTCAATATTTCTACATCTAATATCAGGCGAGTCTGATTTTAATATCTCATTTAACCACGCAGCTTGACCGTAATGATCGTTAGCCAAATGATTTACAAAAGATAAAGCCTCAGCTTCGATTGCATTCTGAATTTCAGATTTTATTAACTGATAATAAGATGGTTTCCATTCAATGAGAGAATCATTGAGAGTTTGCCAAATCCTATCTCCATCGTTTTCATGATCATCTTGAACCTTATGAAATAGGGAGACAAAGATATTACCACATTGAATCCATTTTACTCCGCTTTCATCACCCCGAATGACATTGCCAGATGTGTTGCTAGAAATAATTGCATTTCTAGACACAGCATATTCTGCAATCATTTTTGCAATGAAGTTTTTATCCTTTTGTTCCTCCAACACAGCATCATCATGTATTAATCTTTTAATTCTTCTACAAGGCTTACTGTCTTTAATATAGGCTATTGTTTCATCTCTTGTGAGAGCTTTATTACCATTATCATTTAAGTTCGGTAATACAACGTCTTCCCAATAACTTTGGACATCTTCATTATCGTAGTCAATGATCAAGCTGTTGATATCCAGAGCACCTTTGAGAGTCGATGATATCTGCATCCAAACCGTTTCTAAATTCTCTCTAGTATATATTACAATCATATTTAAATGATCGGAGTCTTTCAAATCTTGTAATAGTTTAAGTGTTTTATCAGGTGCATTATTATCAAGATGATAATCTACAATAATAAGATCTGATTTTCTAATCCGATCCACATCGAAATTAACAGAACCATTGTCAACATCACAAATCATATTTTTAGATTGAAAAAAGCTCTCAAGAGTAGCGGCTCGTTTAGATGAGTCAATTTTGTTGTAGTCTAAATCAACTTCGTTATTCAACGCCCTGATTGATTCAGAATACGTCAGAAAATCGTCATCAATCATGACAACGGAACGAATTGCATTTTCGCAGAAAGTTTTCTGGACAAGAGAATTATAATTTGCCACTGTCATATTAGAACTCCACTCCATTGAACTGGATCACAAAATTAGCGTCATCTTTTATTAAATAGTTATCGCCTTCATCAGGTTCTGAATACCATATTTTATGATGTGCAACAGCAAGGTTTTCTCGACATAGATACAGACCTACCCCATGTCCATTTGCTCTTTTGCTATAAAATAGTTCAAATAGTCGCGGGATATCATCGGTATCAATTGCCGGACCAGAATTTGCTATGATAACCAAAGAATTCACAAAACCAATCTTTATGAGCCTATTATTTGACAGACTGACCCAATACATTGCATTGTTGATAATATTAGTAAAAACAGGATAGATCCTTGATGGTATATCTGTTATTGCGATTTGCTTAAACTCTTCACTAAATTCAATAGTTATTCGTTGCCGTTCGAAACGCTCCCCAAAGAACTTCAGGACATAATCCATGATATTTTTTCCAGTTATTCTCTGCCTGGATTGATAACCTGATATTTTCAAAGGTGATAAGAAACGTATTTGTTGAGTAAGCGATCTGTGAGCATTTAACGCCAATGAAAAACCAGGGTGTTCTTTTACAGAAGTAGGAAGAGAGTTTAGTCCTCTGGTTACCATAGAATCCATTTCTTCAAGTTCATGAGATATTATCTCAACACTAATACCTAACTGTGCAAGCGCGTTTAAACTTTTAGCTTTTTCTTCAAAATATGAGCGTTCTTCTTCAGATAATGAGAATGCTGAATCTAAGTTTATACCTTCAAATAATCTATCGAGACCTTTTATTATTGATTGATATTTGAAAGTTAGGGTATCAACTGACTCAACATATAAACTATCGAGCAAATTAAACACATTTTCAATTTGTGAATCATTATCTATTGAATCAACAACTGATATAGTTTTAGCATAATAATCACTTCGATCAACCTTTATTTCATCGGCCCATTTTTTTAAAAGAGAATGTATCTTCTCCTCTATCGTGTTATTAAACTTAGTTAGTTTAGAATTAATAATACCTTGATTTTTTTCAAGGTGATTTTTCGCTGACAATGAAGGCTCAAGTTTATTTAATTCAGAATCAAGTTTATTAATTGCTAACTTCATTTGTAGAATATACGCAGAGAACTCATTAAATTTATCTCTGTAGTCTCTATATTTCTCTTCATACATTCCAAGTTTTGGAGGTTTGATAGGCGTTTTAATTTCACTGCGCAACGCATCTAAGTTTGTAAGATCACTGTCTATAATTTTAAGATAGTTTAAATCTAACGAACCATCAGTTTTATCAAGCTTAGTTTTCAGCCTTTTAACAGCCTCCAAGGAAGCATCAAGAACTGGTGTCTGATTCTTCAAAGCTTCTGAAAAACTTTTTTGTGTTGATTTTCGAGCTTGTTGTTGAGCAGATTTTCTTAACTCTTTTTCACGCTTAACTTGTTCTAAAAGCTCTTTACGGTCATCAGAACGTGAACCAAAAAATCTATCAGCAAGTTCAGTTAACAAATTAGATATAATAGTTTTCAGTTCTCTTGCAGCCTGGTTTCTTATGAATCCCTCTCTCCCCGACTTATCTTTCAGCTCTTTATTACTGGATTGAGTAATTCCAATATAACCAAAAATCCTTCTATTAGACCAATAATATCGCCCTGCATTCCATGAACGTCTTTCTTCTATCTGGAAGAAATCATTATCTACTCGACCATAAGGTAATACTCTCAAGCTATCCCTAAAAATCATTAGTCCTGCATACTTTTTGGCCTTAAGATCAAAGTGGGAATGTTCACGTTCAGTATGTGATGTATTTTGTGAAAGGAATTCAAACGTTCCTATCTGAAGCTCAAATGGGCCGACCCCTGCGTGATCCTACCCACGTAATATGGACACAGGCCTAAGCGAGGTTCTTGTTTTCAAATTGTTCCGGACTGAGGCCGCCACACCAACTGTGCCGCCGCCACCGATTGTAATCACATTCGATATAATTAAACACCGTTGCCCGCATTATTTCCCGGCTGATAAAGTGTTCTCCATGGATACATTCCACTTTCAGCGAATGAAAGAAGCTTTCCACGCAGGCATTATCGTAGCAGCAACCTTTTGCGCTCATACTTCCACGCAGATTATGCCGCTTCAGTTGCGCCTGATAATCTGCTGAACAGTACTGGCCTCCACGGTCCGTGTGAACGATAACGTTCCGGGGCCTCTTACGCCGCCACAGCGCCATCTGCAGGGCATCGCAGGCCAGTTGCGCCGTCATGCGTGGCGACATTGACCAGCCAATAACGGCACGTGACCACAGGTCAATGACCACTGCCAGATACAGCCAGCCTTCATCTGTACGTAAGTACGTGATGTCTCCTGCCCACTTCTGGTTCGGGCCACTGGCGTAAAAATCCTGCTCCAACAGATTTTCTGACACAGGCAGGCCGTGTGCGCGGTAGCTGACCGGGCTGAACTTCCGGGAGGCCTTTGCCCTCAGTCCCTGACGGCGCAGGCTTGCCGCCACGGTTTTTACGTTAAAGGGGTAACCCTGAGCACGCAGTTCATCCGTCAGGCGTGGGGCACCGTAACGCTGTTTTGACCGGGTAAAAGCCGCGAGGACAACGCTGTCGCAGTGTTGGCGGAACTGCTGACGCGTGCTTATCCTTGTCCGCCGCTGACACCACGTATACCAGCCGCTGCGGGCCACCCGGAGCACGCGGCACATTGCTTTGATGCTGAACTCAGCCTGATGTTTTTCAATAAAGACATACTTCATTTCAGGCGCTTCGCGAAGTATGTCGCGGCCTTTTGGAGGATAGCCAGCTCTTCATCCCGTTCTGCCAGCTGGCGTTTGAGACGTGCAATCTCGGTAGACATCTCCAGTTCACGTTCAGAAGACGTCTGCTGATTTTGCTGTTTACTGCGCCAGTTGTAGAGCTGTGATTCATACAGGCTGAGTTCACGGGCTGCGGCAGTAACACCGATGCGTTCAGCAAGCTTCAGGGCTTCACTGCGAAATTCAGGCGAATGCTGTTTACGGGGTTTTTTACTGGTTGATACTGTTTTTGTCATGTGAGTCACCTCTGACTGAGAGTTTACTCACTTAGCCGCGTGTCCACTATTGCTGGGTAAGATCAGAATGGGAAAACCTCCATGCATTAAAAGAAAAGCGTTTAAATGGAATGCCTAAAACAACCCCCAAAAGTGACCAGGTTATTATGCTGCAAAATCAATACGTTCGTGAAATGCGAAAATATGGCGTACGAGGTTTACGTTACGATGCAGCAAAACACTCAAAACATGAACAAATAGAAAGATCAATAACCCCACCGCTTAAAAATTATAATGAGCGGTTACACAATACTAATTTATTTAACCCAAAATATCATGAAAAAGTCGTTATGAATTACATGGAATATCTGGTAACTTGTCAGTTGGATGAAGAACAAATGTCATCGCTGCTTTATGAAAGAGATGATTTAAGCGCCATTGATTTTTCATTGCTCATGAAGACGATAAAAGCTTTTTCATTTGGTGGCGATCTCCAAACCCTTGCATCAAAACCGGGTTCCACAATCTCAAGCATCCCATCAAAAAGACGGATATTGATTAACATTAAACACGATTTTCCTAACAATGGCAATATTTTCAATGACTTTCTATTTAACCATCAACAAGATGAACAATTAGCAATGGCATATATGGCCGCTCTCCCGTTCAGCAGGCCTTTAGTTTACTGGGATGGCCAAGTATTAAAATCAACGACTGAAATTAAAAATTATGATGGGTCGACGCGTGTTGGCGATGAGGCGTGGCTTAATAAAGGTTGCTCTACCTATCAGCAGCTCTACAATGAATTCCACGCATTATATATAGATAAAGCAGGAATATGGAGCGCATTTGAGGGTGTATTTGCAACTAAAAACGTTCTGGCCTTTAGTCGTGGGGATTCTGTGAACATTAATCACTCTCCTCATGATGGACTAATTATAATAAATAAAGGAAACGAAGAAGTTGAAGGTGCCTGGCCTAACAAATTGCAACCTGGAAAATATAAAAACATGGGGAGTAATAGCGTTAACATTATTATTAATACCCGAAAAATTATCCCCCCTGGTAAAGCATTTATGCTTAGAGGCGGAACTCTAAATATCAATATTCCTGGGCGTAGCGCTCTTCTTTTAGGGAAAACAGGAGAACCGCTGAACTATCTCTATTTGTAATTTAATGTTATATCTGCCCCGCTAAAACGGGGCAGATAATATGTTTAGTTTACTAACGGTCATTTTGCATTGAAGCCATTTACTGTTTTTTATCGACCAGATAATCTGTTCTCTGATGGTAACTCCCCCTAACCTATTGCTTTAGTTATTCATTTCCTGTCTCACTTTGCCTTAATACCCTACGTTAAATGTTACTAATTTGTTGCTTTTGATCACAATAAGAAAACAATATGTCGCTTTTGTGCGCATTTTTCAGAAATGTAGATATTTTTAGATTATGGCTACGAAATGAGCATCGCCATGTCACCCTACATCTCATAAGAGGATCGCTTCTGATGAATGCACTGACCGCCGTACAAAATAACGCTGTCGATTCAGGCCAGGACTATAGCGGATTCACTTTCATCCCGTCGGCGCAATCCCCGCGTCTGCTGGAACTTACCTTCACCGAACAGACGACCAAACAGTTTCTCGAACAGGTTGCCGAATGGCCCGTACAGGCGCTGGAGTACAAATCCTTTCTGCGTTTTCGGGTAGGCAAAATTCTTGACGATCTGTGTGCGAATCAGCTGCAACCATTGCTGTTGAAGACCCTGCTAAACCGTGCTGAAGGTGCGCTGTTGATCAATGCGGTGGGTATCGATGATGTGGCGCAGGCAGATGAGATGGTGAAGCTGGCAACGGCGGTAGCGCATCTGATTGGTCGCTCAAATTTCGATGCGATGAGCGGTCAGTATTACGCGCGTTTCGTGGTGAAAAATATCGATAACTCAGACAGCTATCTGCGTCAGCCGCACCGCGTGATGGAACTGCACAACGACGGCACGTATGTCGAAGAGATCACCGATTACGTGCTGATGATGAAAATCGATGAGCAAAACATGCAGGGTGGAAATTCGTTGCTGCTGCATCTCGATGACTGGGAACATCTGGACCACTATTTCCGCCATCCACTGGCGCGTCGCCCGATGCGCTTTGCCGCGCCGCCGAGCAAAAACGTCAGCAAAGATGTTTTCCATCCAGTGTTCGACGTTGATCAACAGGGTCGCCCGGTGATGCGCTATATCGACCAGTTCGTCCAGCCAAAAGATTTTGAAGAAGGCGTGTGGTTGAGCGAGCTTTCCGATGCCATTGAAACCAGCAAAGGCATTCTTTCTGTACCCGTTCCCGTTGGCAAATTCCTGTTGATAAACAACCTATTCTGGCTGCACGGTCGCGACCGCTTTACTCCGCACCCGGATCTGCGCCGTGAACTGATGCGTCAGCGTGGCTATTTCGCTTACGCCTCTAACCACTACCAGACGCATCAGTAAGCGCAAAGGAATTGAGCGGATGTATGATTTTGTGATTATTGGCGGCGGCATCATCGGCATGTCGACCGCCATGCAACTGATTGATGTCTATCCGGATGCCCGCATTGCGTTGCTGGAAAAAGAGTCCGGCCCGGCCTGTCACCAGACGGGCCACAACAGCGGCGTGATCCATGCCGGGGTCTATTACACGCCCGGTAGCCTGAAGGCACAGTTTTGCCTGGCGGGAAACCGCGCCACTAAAGCCTTTTGCGATCAAAACGGCATTCGCTTTGACAACTGCGGCAAGATGCTGGTCGCCACGTCTCCGCTCGAAATGGAACGGATGCGCGCCTTATGGGAACGCACAGCGGCGAACGGTATCGAGCGCGAATGGCTAAACGCCGACGAACTGCGCGAGCGCGAACCGAATATCACCGGGCTCGGCGGTATTTTTGTGCCGTCCAGCGGCATTGTCAGCTACCGCGAAGTGACAGCGGCGATGGCAAAAATCTTTCAGGACAGAGGCGGCGAGATTATTTATAACGCCGAAGTCAGCGCCCTTAATGAGCATAAAAACGGCGTGGTGATACGTACCAGTCAGGGCGGTGAATATGAAGCATCGACGCTGATTAGCTGTTCCGGGCTGATGGCTGACCGGCTGGTGAAAATGCTCGGACTCGAACCGGGCTTTATCATCTGCCCGTTCCGTGGCGAGTATTTCCGCCTTGCGCCGGAGCATAACCAGATTGTTAACCACCTGATTTACCCCATCCCCGACCCAGCAATGCCGTTTTTGGGCGTGCATCTCACCCGCATGATCGACGGCAGCGTGACCGTCGGGCCAAACGCGGTGCTGGCTTTCAAACGTGAAGGCTATCGCAAGCGCGACTTCTCATTTAGCGACACGCTGGAAATTTTGGGCTCGTCGGGGATTCGCCGGGTGCTGCAAAACCATCTACGCTCAGGACTGGGCGAGATGAAAAACTCGCTGTGCAAAAGCGGCTATCTGCGGCTGGTGCAAAAGTATTGTCCCCGGCTTTCGTTAAGCGATCTCCAGCCCTGGCCCGCCGGTGTGCGGGCGCAGGCGGTATCGCCGGACGGCAAGCTGATTGACGATTTTCTGTTTGTCACCACCCCGCGCACGATCCACACCTGCAATGCGCCCTCCCCGGCAGCGACATCAGCAATTCCTATTGGTGCGCATATTGTCAGCAAGGTACAAACGCTGTTGGCAAGCCAGAGTAACCACGGACGCACGCTGCGAGCGGCACGTAGTGTGGATGCCTTACACGCCGCATTTAATCAATAACCTTTGAAAACAGGACGTAACAATGAAACTTAACGACAGTAACTTATTCCGCCAGCAGGCGTTGATTAACGGGGAATGGCTGGACGCCAACAATGGCGAGGTCATCGACGTCACCAATCCGGCGAACGGCGACAAGCTGGGTAGCGTGCCGAAAATGGGCGCGGATGAAACCCGCGCCGCTATC